CAACCGTGACCTGACGCTTTGACATTACAGGTTCATCAACAGTCGGTAGGCTTGCGATATACGCCGCTTTTACTTTAGGTGTGAATATGAGTGCAGCGAATCGTTGAACTTTATCAGGATGCGCCGTGATGTCCTCAAGGCAGTCAACCTCGATAACTGGACGCTTGGCCTGTTTCGTTTTTTCACCGTCCTTGTAGATATAATCAGAGAGTTGATAAGCGAGGTGATACCGCTCTGCATCAACCACGCGAATGAAGTCAGCCCAACAGCAGGCGCCGTCTGGATTGGTATGCTCAGTAAAGGGAAACTCAGCCGCCAACGCTTTCACAAGTTCAGGGGCTTCGCTTAGGTCTTGAGTCGAGTCACAACAACCGCGATGGTTCGTTATCACGCCGCCCTCATTGACCTTAAACCGCACTTGTAGAATGTTGTTATATGACAATTCCACTAAGTTAAAAGTTTTCATATTTTATGCCTTGTAATTAACCGTGGATCGGAGGGACGAAGCCGTAGCGAAATTCGCATCTGTAAGGACGGTAGCAGAACCCCCGTTAGTAATCTCCACTGGCAAAGTTCTTACCGTACTGGTTTGTACTTGGTTGATAAGTATGTCCGCGAAGGTTACTGACGATGGATAAAGCGCACCGACAGACACTCCGGTTGCTGCAAAGGGTAAGCCTGATATTTCCGCCGTTCCTGTAGACGAGCTTTTCGTGCTTGTACCCACCTCAATCATCGCCGTGACCAAATCTCCTACTCTGGTGTAGAACCCTGTTTGCAAGTTGTAGACCGCTCCAACATGAGCGCCGCCAAAGGTAATTATTGGCGTAAAAGTCCCTTCCTCGTACCAATCCAGCAACTGAGAAGTACCTCCAGCCGCCGCATCGAAATCAATACCCTTGCCTGATGTGCCTATGATGAGGTTGCCTGTACTTATAGTTACGTTCCGTGTTGGGTCAATCAAAACAGCTTCAGTAACTACCCCATTTGAAGACCGTGGACGCAAGCGTATGTTGCCACCCGTTGTGGAGTTGCCGTAAGAGTCTATATAAACATCGTTACTAAAATGCTGAATAAGTGGGTACGCTACGCCTTCTGAGTTCTTCTGACTGAGCGCCGTGCCCGAGTCCAGAGTTATGGTGCCACTAACACCAAGGGTGCCTGTAACAGTCAGTGCGCCCGTAGCCGCTGTACCCGTAGTCGTAAACGCACTAGCACCAATGTCTATAGCGCCGAAGCCAGAGGTAATTGACCCTGCGTTAAGAGCGCCGACAGTGGTTAGGTTTGCCGTGGTGGTGATCGCCGCTTGGGTTGCACTTGTTACCGTGGCCGCTGTGCCTGAAGTGTTACCAGTTACATCGCCCGTCAGATCTCCAGCAAAGGCCGTAGAGGTGATTGAGGTAGCGCCAGCCACGACACCAGCGTCAAAGGTCACGCTCTCGACTTGAACTACTTGACCAGCAGTAGCCGTAATGGTTAAAGCTGCGGCCGCGTCAGATGTAATCGCGTTGCCGTTTAGCGTGATGTTGTCGACCGTCAGAGTCGTCAATGTTCCGAGGCTGGTAATGTTTCCTTGCGCCGCGGTCGCGAGCGTACCAGTGATCGAGGTGGAAGCTGAAAGTGTAGTAAAGGATCCGGCCGCTTCAGAACTTCCACCGACCACGGTGCCGTCGATAGTTCCGCCGTTAATATCGACAGTCGTTACTATACCGAGATCAGCGATCGTGCCGGAGAATGTCTGCCCGTTGCTTGTGACTGTGCCGCCCAGCGTAAAGGCTGGCAGCGTTAATCCAGTGGTCGTCACAACCCCGTTAATGACTGGGGCGGTCAGGGTGGTGGTGGTCAATGTCAGGCCGGCGATCGTGGTTACAGCCTCAAGTCCTGAAGCAGATCCGTTGACGACAATAACCTTTCCCGCACCACCGCTTAAAGTCGGCAGCTTATCGAGCGCAGTTTCTAGTCTACCGAACTCGTTTCTTATATCTAATGAAGACCCCTGAGCACCAGTGCCGGGAACTCCGGAGGGGGTGTACCAATCAGCTGAAGCCATTTTTAATTCCTCAAAGTGGAGCCCCAGTTAAAACCGAGGATCCCTCCCGTAATAACGATCGGTGAATAATAGTCTTCGGAACTCCGAACCAGAAACGATATGTTTTCTCCGGCGCCATCAAGATTGAGATGGGTCGGGAACAGAGACTGCCCGTCCCAAAAGAAGGAGTCCCATACAAACGAATCCCACGAGACCGTGGAAAAGTCTAGGGTCTTGCCTACATAGGTGGCTTGCGGAATATCTGAGGACCCGTACCCAAGCTCATAGCTGATCTGGAACCCAGAGTAGCCGTCTCCAGAAGCCTCGATAGAGAACTCCTCGTAGATCTTCTCCCGGCGCGGCGCACCCGAATGAATGAAGTGCGTCGAAAATTGGACCGCAATCGGATCACCATCCCAGCTCGTACCCTTCTCCATCTGCATTAGGTAGCCGTCAGAGGTTCCCACGAACATCTCCTCATCGCCGGAGCTGTTCTCTACCGAATAAGCCAGTGTGAAGTTATGGGCGTGCAGCTGCGGGACCATCCCGACAACCTGCTCATTATCCGTCGTAATGTAGAGGGCTCGCCTGTTGTTGAAAAACAACCGGTACTGGGACTTATCTCGCGCAATACACGAAGCAACCGCCGAGGTTTTGTTTAGATTGATAAATGTCTGGACCAGTCGAGAAATTGTGTTCGAGGTGAAGTTACCAAACCGATCAGAGGTAGAGAGATCCGCTACGCCCCTGTCATCCAAGAATAACGTCATGCCGAACTCTTCAACCGTGTACGCGAAAGCGCCGCGCTCTTCCCGGAAGGACACCAGCTGCCAGTCAGCAGAACTTGACCCGTACAGGATCCGAGTTCTGTTTCGCCCGAAGACCGCCAGCGCCGCGGCGCCTTGGCCGGATGTCGGCGTTCCCGCTGGCTGCTCCTTGAATGCGGTAATCTGTCCGCCTAGCGCAAGCTCCCCGGCACCAGTAACGATAGTCCACGTATATGGAGTACCAATCCCTGAGTGCTGGACGGATCCACCAAAGCCGAAGAACAAATGGTTGTTAAATTCCGTGACGTGCTCAGGAGTGTCCGGACTGTAAGCCGTGGTTATCGGGGAGTAAACCGTCCCGTCAAACTCGAACCCTCGGTTATTGCCGCCGCACCCATACATTCTGTCCGTGTTCGCGGCGCCGCCGAAGTTGTTCGCGATGATCTCGTACCGGCCTGAGCCATTAAGCTCTATCTCGGAAGCATCCCCGGCGATCGTCGCAAGGTTTCCGGATCCGCCAATATCGATGTTTTCCGCTTGGAAGGTCCCGCTCTTGACGGCAAAGATAAACCTACCTGCCGCTGTGCCTGCCGCCCATGTACCGGATTCAAGCTGTACTCGGGTTAGGACCGCGGTCGCAGCAGATGTGGCGCCGGTAATCGTTTGGCCTTCAGTGATCGCCGTCGTGCCGCCAGAGGTAAACGCCAGCTCGAAACCCAGAGGCACTAGAACCCATCCAGCCGCTGAATCCTTGTAGATCTCAGCCTTCGCGCCATAGTTCGCCATGTTGACATCGGAGCTAGTGATCGTAGTCACCGAGCTAGTCACGACAAGGGCGTCAGCATTCACCAGCGCCCGAATAAATATCTTTGGGCCAACAGCCGACGCAGTGTAATCCGGGGTCGAGGCAAAGGCGTTAATATTCTCAGCCACCGCGGCCGCGGTCGTCGCGAGATCTGTGTCGAAACTTTCCGCACCACTCATAATCTCAATGCTATTGACGACAATCCCGTCGACGGACCCGGAGGCGCCAGCCGTAAGCTCGACAGATCCTTTTGAGTTCGCGTTACGCCAGACGTAATTGACGTCGTTTAACTGGTAGGCGCCAAGAAGCCCGCCCGTTCCCGGGGCCTTTCCAATATCTGCCCGGTATACGTCGGCCGCTGCGTTTCGATACTGAGCGTCGAGGAGTTTGGTTGAGGCAGAAGAGACGGACGAAACCGCGGTCGTGACACCTTCAACCGAGGCGCTAACCTCGAGATTCTCTGCGGCGTTATTGAACGACCCGGTGATTTTTGTCAGCACCAAGTAATCGTCAGCACCGACATCAGTGACGACGCCGCCCGCGACGATGACGCCAGTCGCTGCAGTCGTCGCCCCGGTAACGGTATCGCCAGCAGTAAAGGATCCGCTGATCGCCACCTTGAGAATGGTGTACAGGGCAGCAGATGGAGCGGCCTGACCATCTAGTCGCTCGTAGCCGGTAGGGGTCACGTAGCCGTTGTTAATATCGATCTCAACGTTCTGAGCCAAGCGCAAGGTCCCGGGCTGAGTTCTCCGGGAAGGCGTAACCTGATCGAGGCCCTTTAGGAAAAGGACCTCTTGCTCGTTCGGTTCCTGCATCTGGGGGGTAAAGGTCTTCACGCCATGGGCCCAGCCATAGGCATGGGCGGCAATTGATTTGATTCGAGCTGCATCATTCGACGCTTGGACAGTCTGCCCGCTTTCGTCAGGATGTTATTGGCCGCATGGTTCATGCCGTAGATCTCGAGCGCATAGGCCCAGATCAGGGAATGGAATGACACCGGCATATCCGGGACGTCAGCATCAAGCATCAAGATTTGAGGTCCGCGCACATAGGTCCCTGAGATCGTGTATACGCCATTCGGTGCAGGGCCTACCACTATATTGTCTTGGGGGTCGATCGTGACGTGAGCGGGATAGGAGTCAACCTGAGATCCGCGCTTGTATATGTATTGGAATTCATCCCACTCGAGGAATAGGAGATCGTGCTGAGTGCCTACTCCGGCGCTCGTCAGGTATATCGTAAAAGGTTTATTCCAGTCTGAAGCCTTCCAGCGACTGAAGCGATCGATCGCCGCGGCACTGGTAGAGTCAGTGGCCGCACCAAAGGCGTAGGTGTCGACAGTATCAACCGTGGGCAAAGTGAACCGGTGCTCCATCCATCCCCATTGATGCCGGTTCTGAATGTCGATGTACGCATTCTTGATCGCCTCAACAGCCTCAAGGTTTCGGCCGCTCTGACCTACAACAGTAGAGATCGCTGCATTAAGCTGAGCGAACCTAGCCTCTCGAGCGTAATCCTTTGCTATTTCTAGGAATGTGCTCACAGGTTAGCTCCCTAATCGCGTCGGTCCCTTCATAAAGCCCTTGTTGAACAGAGCCGTATCTTCGTCGTCAGTATAACCGTCCTCGGGTACGGATACCGTGAATATTTCAAGCTCCACGCTACGCTCGCCCTCGTCGTAATCGTCTGAAGAAGATCTATCCGTCTTCACGACGACTTTCCCGGTCAGGGTTACCGTGATCTCATCCCCAACCCCTAACGCATCAAGGATCTCTTGGTTCGCCGGGACTCTCACCCGGCGCTGGTAGTCGCTAGGAGCACTTACCTTGCTCTCTGGCATCCCCACCATTTCGTCTTTCTCGTTCCGCGGTAACCTGTAGTCAGCCATTGCTATTAGTTCTCAGATAACACCCCATTGAGCCAGTCTTGGCCGCGGGGGTGTGGATCCCCGGTAACCGAAAACGGGTACATCAATGCTGTGTGTGGATTGTAACGGTAGGCATCAGCGCCGGCCGCGTCCTTGTACATCTCGTTCGTAAATACAGTCTTTTTACAGCGCCCCAAGATCTCAACAAACTTTCGCTTCACTGTTTGCTTTTGACCCCGGATAAAATACTGAGTTCGACCATCATTGATAAAGCAAGGGATCGGGATGTCGACTGGGTTCGTGGAATCATGGAGGTAAACATCAAGCTCCATCTCCATAAACGCCAGCATTGCAGCCTTCTCAGGACTACCAACCATCTGGAATGCAGTCTCAACCTCGACGTGAATGTTCGGATCCAGAGAGTCTCTGGCCTCGCCAGTAGATTTCATCTCCCGAGTATTGCCTTGCGGTAACCGAGACTGATTTGCGTCCAAGTATGTATCGATATTAACGGGGTTATCCTTCGCTCGATAAGACGTGACGTTGGCGCCATCAGACCAAGCCTCGCCTTGTATTCCAGCGTCTTCAATATCACCCATGTAAGCCACCTTCGTGCCAACCTTGATCTGGTACAGGACGTCATCCTCGTCTTGCGGGATCCTCGCGATAAAACCAGCAGACGCTTCAGCGTCGCCATCGAGATAGTAAAGCGGTTCACCTGCCGCCACTTCACCCAGAACTTTATCCCATCGCTCGCCCAAGATACTCACGTCAGCAATGATCTCACCGGGCCGAACACCCGAAGAAGAGATCGTTTCCTGTTGCGTGGTAACCAATTCGTTTAACAGCTGGTTCTCCTCGTTCGAGTCCCGAAGGTTCGCTTTAAGCTCAGCGATCTGCCGCTTCAGCTCAGTAGCGCTCATGGTTTTCTTTTTCGGTGCAGGCTTTTTCTTAACCGGCGCCGCCTTTGTTGGTGGTGCTCCGTTCGATCCATCTTGGTTCTCAGTCTCAGTAGTCATTACTTCTCCTTCGGGCTTGCAGGCCCATTAGTGTCCGTATCGGACGATGTCCAACTCGCAGGTAATCACCTCCCCAGATACTGGGGTGTAGGCATTTTGAACGACAAGTTGGCCGTAAATGTATTCGTCAGCCTCGAGAACAATCCCTCTGCTCAAGTTGTTCAGGACGCAAGCTGCGTTCCCGACCGCGGCCGATCCGACGTTCAGCGCCTTGAAGGCGTTGAATTCCAAGACGCCGATCAGCGTTAAAGCCTCGGCATCAGTCACCACGAATGCAGCATTATCAGCAATAGCGGTGATGTCTGTTCGAAATAGATACAGATCCATATCAGGCAGCGTTCCCTGATTCGCGGAGCTGTGTAGTCTGGCGCCAGAGATAACGCCGTAATTGCCGTTGCCCGGGAATACCAGAGACTTGCCTGCCTTACCAAACGTAAAATGAGCGTTGCCGGTAACGTCACTGGCAGCGTCCAAAGCGGTGTAGATGGTTGTGTTCGCGGGACGGGTAATCGAATCCGATACCGTTATCCCGCTAATCTTATCCAGTTCCATTGCTTAATCCTCGTGTATGCGATCGCATTGCAAGCGCAGTGCGAATGGACGGGGCGACCGAAGCCACCCGACCAATTAGGACAAGCCAACCGTCCCGGTATTCACCAGCACTATGCCTTTGCCATTGGAATCAAAGATCACTGCCAGTTGCTCGTCTGGAGCGTTCAATGTCGCGACGTTGTTTGTCCCGTCCCACGTACCGGTCGCAAGAGTGACCGTGTGAGCCGCAGTACCAGAGGCAGACGTATTCTTAACCACGAACACAATGCCCGCATGAGCGGCCGGGTCCGCGAGCGTAGCGGCGATAACAACCGTCGCGTGATTCAGCTCGACAAAGATGACGTCAGGAGCAACAGCACCAGTTACGGTGAGTTCCTGTACGCGGGCGATGACACTGTTGATCGATAGATTGACCACGGTGTCCGCGCCTGTGAGATTTTCTCGTACTAACTGTGCAGCTGCCGTGAGTCTGATCTCGCCGAAAGCCTTAATCTTGTTCCAGAATCCTGATCGCATGATAATTTCCTAAGTGTTTGTTTTATATCAGCAAAAAAAATAACCCGAGCGGTGTTACCCGCCCGGACCAAAGCCTACTAAGCAACAATAGGAGCGCTGGGGATGCCACCGCCAAAGTTGTAGTAGGTGTCTGTGACGCCAGCAGCATCAAGGTCAGTCGTTGCACCCGTGAAGGTCGTTGACGCATTCAGAGCAACTTTAAAGCCGCCGATAGGACACTTGTCCTCAGATGGTGCAGGCCACTGTAGAGACGCGCTAACGCCCAGATCAGCAGTCAATCGCTCGACGCCTTTCGTGGTGGTCAGGGTACCAGAGGCATCAAGTTCAACCAGATACAGACACGAAGTCGATACCGCTTGCACGGACATCGCTGACATCACAACCGTAGCGTCGTCCGCTAGATGATACGCAAGCCCGTCAATAGCATAATCGACGCCAGCGCCGTTAGCCGCCGCGATCGAAAGCTGTGCAGGAGTTGAACCAATACCAAGACCAGCCGTGTTAAGGCAGCCAGTGAAACCACTTAAAGCCAGAATTTCAGCCATGTTACTTACTCCAAATTCGCCTTGGCTTGGGGCCAGCTCGTCGTTATACGATCGAGCCAGCTGATCCAAAACTAGGGCGCCCCATGCGGGGAGTTTAAAGGGCGGTTATCCGCCCAGATTCATTAAGTCTGAGTAGTAGTTCCCGCCTCGATGACCCCCATCCAGCCGCCATTAACTACTAGCACTGCTGACCAGAACTTGGCACCAACATAACCACGCTGCTTGAGCGGGTCAGATTTATCATTGGTGTTATGTGGGATGTGGATCATATCGAACGAATCCATGCCGCGTAATGCTACGTCATAGACAGCGTCCTCGCCCATTACCATGAATGGATAGACGTCGATACTGGTACCGGTCGTGGAGTACAGACCAGTAGTGCCGATCGCGGCGCCAGAGTCGGCGTAAGCAACAAGCTCAGGCGATGTCAGGAACCGGAATTCCTCAACACTACCCAACTCTTCTTCGCTAATTGGCTGACGGTTCGCGTACTTGGCGACGGGCGTAAACCCGGGAAGGTCGCGAATATCAGGTTCAGCATCGGTAGATACGAACACACAATAAGCCGCTTCGATCGCAGACGTATCGTAAGCCGCTGAAGGAGCAAGAATGCGCTTCTTCTTCTTGGCATGGTTCAGCTTGAGGATCCGCGCCATACGACGTAGAGCCTTCAAAGTGATTGCTTCATCGACAGTTGCACGAGAAGTACCACCAGAATAGATCACGTTGGTAGCCGCTTTGATTACACCGAAGCGAATCATTTCACGAACAAGACCTATACGTTCACCGGTCTGGATCTTCATTTCTTCAGGTACGTCGTCCTCGTACATTACCGCGGTTTTATCCGAGTAGCTGTACAGGCAAGCATACTGCTGTTGAGCGACAGTGACGTCGACCGGAGTCAGCGTATCTGCAGAAGGCGTAACGCCCTCTTGAGTGATGTGATTTGCAGCCACAACCGAAGGACGGTTCTGAGTGTTCACGTTGGCAGACGTAGCGCCGAAAGGCAGCCAGCGTCGATAGGTGATGTTGTCACCTTGGTTGGTGGGCATCTGCTTCATCTTGCAGCCCATTGCTAATACTTCTACCGGGATCGCGTGAGCAAGGGTCTCGCCCTTCACTTCATTGATTCGTCCCGTTATCGTCGAATACAGGTGCGTTGCCATGATTGAATATCCTCATCATGTAGGAGGCACCCTTCTAGTCGTTATGTTCGGCTATGTTTTTTCACTTTGTCAAAGCCGCGACTGAATGCCTCGTCATCATTCATACCTGTAGCGGGCGCGCCCGATTTTGTTTCCGGGCTAACGGTGCGACGAATCCTTTTCTGTCTGCTGAGATTTCTGCGCTCTTCCGATGAAAGCTCTTGCCTTCCTCGGTCATCCTTGTCGCTTGCTTGGCCTGCGTCTTCCCTAGTGCTGGCGGCAAATTTATCGAGCATCTTGAGTGAGCCATCGATACCTCCAAATAACTGGGATCCTGAACTAGCCCACCATTCCGGGTAGTTCACTTTCCAACTTTCTACCGTGCTGTCTGCTTCGCTGATCAAGGACTGGTCCCCGCTCTGAAACTTAACTGCTAAGTCTTCATAGTCACCAACATCTGGTCCTCCTGAGAGGGCGAATGTCTTGAAGTCTTGGCTAACCACAGTCTGTCTCCAGTCTGAATGAGCGTTGTCCAATTCAGAGAGATCAGGCTCTGCAGTGGGTTTAGCTTCAGTCGGGCTTTGAACAGTAGAATTGCCGATCTTCTCAATACGAGAGCTCAGCGCTTCGAGTGCCTTTCCCATGGGGGCGAATGAAGGGTATTCCTCCATCAACTCCTTGAGCGCTTCAGGGTCATACATAGCGGCTTCGATCTCATCACCGGAAGGGGCATTACCCGATCCGCCTGACGCTTTCGCGTTCTCAAGAGCGGTGCGAACACCTTGCTCAATCTGCTGCTTTATAGATCCTTTGAAGCCATCTAGGCTCTGTATTCGTTTGGTTGCCTTGTCCAGCTTTTCGGTAGCCTCGGTACGGAACGCGCGTAAAGATTCCAATTCGGCAAGCATATCGAGTTCGTCGGCTTCATCAGCTGGCGCCTCTTCAATGCCTCTTGCTTTATCGAATCCCGCTTGCAGATCCCCAAGGGCTATTTGATCGGCCTCGTCCTGAACAGCTCCAGAGTCTTCACCTTCCAGCGTCAACCCATCATCCGATTCAGTAACCGAAACCTTTTGTACTTGTTCCTCGTACTCGTTTGCCATTTAAACCTCAGTGGTATTCCCACTACTGCCAAGTTGCGAAGGGGCTCACGTCCGTCCCGCCTTACGAAGAATGGCTGATTGCTCAGTCATCAAATTCTTGTTCAAGCTTCAGCTCTGTTGACGTGGATAACGCCAGTAGGGCCTTCACTTCAGCGATTCTGCCCCGGAGTTTCTCGGTTTTCTCCGGCGGCACACTGTTGTCATTCTTTAGTCTGAGTAGCTCGAGTCTTTCCTCAAGCCGCTCCCTGATCTTCATCCAAGTAGAACTATGCATCTCGTGCTCTTCGAGTAGTTTAACCCCTACATCCTGTTCACTCAAACCTTAATCCTCTCTCTCGCTCATTGCGACCAGCAGATTGATCCGCCTCCTTGCCGTCAGCGCAGGCCATACAGTTCACTTTGCTGGGCTTTGACGGGGTAGATGCGACCGCGAACGACGCTCCGGACGGGATTGATCCACGGCACTCCTCGCAGATAAGGCCATCGATGTCACAGACATAAGTATTCAAAGCCTTCTCCTCCACATCGTTACTTCCGGGATCTCGTCAAGGTCAGATTCCTCGTTGAAGCAGAACTCCTCCTCGCCAATCTTAACGGTCACAGCGTTGTCATCGTGGTACATCTCGGCACCATGAATCCCAAGCTGGAGCTTGATGCCCGTCAAAAGGGACCTCATATCAGACGACGTAGGCCCCGCTTTGATCGAGACAGACATCAGTGAATCTCTTCCGATTCTTGCTGGGGTACGACGTGAACAGCCCGGTACCAGTATTCGCCCTCTTGGGACTGAAGCTTGGCGCCTTCCATCAGCATCTCGGTCATAGGTTCCATCTCCTGAACCCAGATAGGTACGTCGGCAGGCATAAGATCCTCCCATTGACTATCGTCCTCACCACTCTTTGAGCGCTGGATAATGGCCAGAGTCTGTTTCATCTCAGCCATTTGCTCCAATCTCTGCTGGGGATTCTTCATAAGCGTGACCGCCTCGCCGCGTTTCTGGACCTCAGCTTCAGCCAGACCCAAGAATTTCATCATCAACTCGTACATCTCGCCACTGTCTTTGATTAATTCGCCGCGGTAATTGACGCCCTGTCGAGTCAAGGTAAGGCTGATCTTGCCCTTAACCTCGAACATGATCGCGTCGTTCCCATCTCCAGATATATTAATTCCCATTTTATCCCCTTGATTCTTGGTATGAAGGCTCTCTGGATTTTACATCTACTGGCATCCACCCTTTCCACGAAAGAGCGCTAGGCCGGCCTGTAGATTTTCTTATTCCAAACAAGTTGCGTATTCCTTTCGTTGCTCTGCACACATAGCCGCCATTCCAGTTGAGGTCTGTCTCGTTAAATAGCATGCTATTTTCTCTCACTAGCTCGTTTAGGTTCAAGCCTTCCAAGGTCACGCCCAGAGCAACATTTTGAATAATCCAGTATCTAGCTTTGTGATGATCCACTCCTTTAGCGCTAGGTCCGGGCGGCATGGGGACGCCGATACGGGCCTTAGCTGATCTCTTCAGCGCTTCTATGACCTTGTTCATATCCCTAGCAGCAAGCCCTTTCATTGCCGCTTCGTGAGTTATAACGTGCATTCTCCCCTCTGCGTGCGCCTGCTTGAGCTTTTGTGAAATCTTTTCCCCATACCCTTCAGGGTTGGGCTTGCGTGTCCCGCTTTCCCATTTGCGTTTTTGTGCTTCGCTTATTTTTTTCTTTGTAACCGCCCTCACACTTACTTCCTCTTTGTATGATCGATAAAGCCCGGGTCTCTCGGTCCTGAGTAAATCAACTTACCAGCCTTGTCGAAACCAAAGTTGACCATTGGTACCGGCTTCTTGGGTGGTGGTCTATTGCTCATGCCGTCCTCTTTCAACCATGTTACTGCAACAACTCGGGAGATGCTACTCAATCGGTATTCTGGACCAGACATTCCGTCACGCTGAGCGGCTTGACCTCGCTATAGAACCCAAAGGGAGTCTTGATCCTCTGCTCCGCGTCGAGAGCCGGCCCGTGGTCGATGATCTCCACGTATCGCCCAGCCTGTATAACGACGTGTTTCATCTTGCAAGGGCAGAGCGGTTCTCCGTTCTGAGGCCCATGCAGGCGCAGGTGCCAGAGTCATAAGAGATCACGCGAATAGCCTCCCTTGAGATTGCGCCTGAGTAACCCGCTCGCAGGCCGCGTCAAAATACTTTTGAGTCACCTCAATGCCAACAAATTCACGCCCAAGATTCGCGCAAGCCACGCCGGTCGTCCCGCTGCCCATAAATGGATCAACAATAACCCCCTGTTTTATCTTCCCGACACACCACTCCATCAACCTTACCGGCTTCTGTGTTGGGTGAGACTTAGGAAAGTTTGCGCCAGCGCCATTCATAGAGACATCCTTGAAGCAGTAAACACCGCGACCGCCTTTCATCCACGCTATTTCGGCATCGGATAGAAACGTCCCAAACGATGCCTCGTTTCGTTTTATCCACGTCAACGTCGTGCCAATTGGGGTGTTAAAGAAATTCGCGCCCCACAAAATCACCTCATCAAAAGCCAGCCACGGGGTCGGGTCAAAGGGTTTGTCGTCACCTTCTACCCTTGAGTTCCATATATCCTTCCGAGATCTTTTGGATGCTCCGCCAGAAAATCTTGACGAATCAGTATCCCAGTTCATCCCGTAAGGTGGATCACTAACGATCGCGGAAGACCTGTCCAGCGTCGACAAAACATCCAGACAATCCCCGCAGTAGAGGGTCGCGCTTCCTATTGTTTCAACTTGGATACTCATTGCTGCACACTCTCACCGGCCGGAGCCTGCTGAGGTGGTTCGACTACTGGCGTCATAGGCATCCTGTCCGACGTGGCGCCCATACCAGCGAGTCTCTCTTGAGACTTGAGCTTGGCCACCAGTGTCGAGATCTCGGTCTGCAGCTTCTCTACGTGGTTCTGACGCTCTTGGGCGCTCTTCGCCTTGAACTGCTCGTCGTTCATTGAATTGATCAGTAGCTGGATCTGAGCGTTAGCCTCCATCTCCATCTGATCCTGCTGGCGCTGCCAAACCTTGGTCTCTGCCTCGGTCTGCAACTTCATTTGACCCAACTGATCAGTGCTCTGGACCTTCATCTGACCTAGCTGGCCATCAGTCTGGACCTTCATGCGCTTGGTCTCGGAATCCATCATCATTGACTGAACTCTTGGATCGCCTTCCAGCTCATCAAACTGCTGAGACTTCTGAACCATCGCTTGATACTCGTCGCTCTCCTCATCTGTTTCGAACACAGAAGGATCGAACCTTCGAGACTTCAGGTATTCCTTGGACCACTTGTCCGGGGATAGACCAAAACGAGGATCGATCACGATCGCACCCATGGCGCCAAGTTCCTGATCCTGTATGTCCCGTTCGACTAAGGTGCTTGACCCATTGGAGTTTATGAAAAAGTCTCCCTTACAATTGTCTGGTCCATACAGAAGCAGGTACTCATAGTACATCTCGGTCTCGTTCTCCGTAATGTCCTGATCGAAGGCTCGCGCCAATCTTCGGAGCGGTGGTGCCGCGTTGTTTGTCAGCATACGCATACCACCAACCGTATCGGGTGCTCCGCCCATCTGACCCTGCAGTAGCATAGGCATACCGCTGGTCTCTTCAGCCATTTGCAGGCCGAACTGGACAATCTTCAATAGGTCATCAACGACCATATCTACCTGAATCACGCCGATCGCGGCCCGGGCGTCTTGAATCACCTCGTCATCCTCGGCGATATAGAACACTTTCCGAGGACCGATACCCGCTATGCCGTCAGCCGGGACAATGGATCCCTGCTTGAAGACGATCATGGGGCCAGCCGCGAGGCCGGCGTTGTCCATCAAGTTACGTGTAGCACCGACCACGATCTTTTGCGGCACTCGAACCATGCGAGATATACCGATGCCAGCCCAGTGACCAGCGCGACGCTTCCATCTGAACACCGAATAGGGGTACTTCCCGGTCTCCATGTTGTTCATCTCGACCATGATGGGGTGGTTATTCACCATGATGACCTGACCCGGTAGGTAAGGGTCCTCGTATCCGTCGCAACTACAGCCAGCTGCCTCGAGGTTTTCGGCTTCAGCCGTGCCATGCCATCGCCACATCTCGAACTTTCCGCCCTTAATGCGCTGATCGCTTTGCTCGTTATTAGGGTCCGGCGTGTCCTTGTACTCAGCCTGAGCAATCATTGGTCCTTCGCGCAGACATCGATCTATCTGATCCGATATATACGCCTCATCCTCTTTCAGCTTGCGAAGGTCGTTCTTGGTGACGTATTCACGCTCCCACGTACCATCGCCGCTCTGGATGTCTTCACCGCAGTCTGGAGCGGGGTAAAAGTTCCACGGATCAACCCATGCGCTCGCCGGGATAACCTTCTCGATTACCTTGACCTTGCCATCGAAGTAGCCGATCCGCTTGATCTTTTTGTTGTACGGCCCTCTAAGGATACCCACGCCAATACGGCCTGAGTCGTCAATAACCTTACGCAAAGACTTCCTTCTTTTGCACTCAATATGCCAGTCGAAAATACACTGTTCGGCCCTCCTTGCCGTGTCCTTGGCTTCCTTAATGATCCTCTTAGCCTCCTCCATCTCAGCGTCCTCAAGCCCTGCCTGAGCCATGACAGCATCTGGATCCTCGTAATTAATATCAGGTACCTCGGCAAAGTTACCGGCGGCAGCGTCAATCAGGTCAGGTATAGGCGTTGGCTTGAAGCTAAAGGACGGGTCTCCAGACATAGGTAGGATAACGTCTGCAAGCCTAGCTGTGCCGGAGTCTACAAAGGGACTGGTGATGTTGGGGAATACTGTAGATTTTGTTGATGGTGCTGCTGAGCTGGTGCTTGATTGCCCCGGGGGTTTTTGGTTCCAGCTGGTGCGGGATTCTTCGCCGCGGTTGCGATCGTCTACTCCCTCGTAATGCTCTTCGTCCTCGAGCCATATCTTTTCAATGCCTGAGCTTTGGCGATAGGAGATACATTCGGATCTGTGCTTGGCCAGTGATTCACCAAATGAATCAAGTCGAGCCCAGTCAATCGCGATAAGTTCTTCATCAGCGAGCTGGTCTTTGTCCTCCTCTCCTAGTGCAGCGAGTAAGGGGGATTCATCCTCTCCTCGGAAGGCGCTCTCATCGATAATGTGCGAGTCGTTGGCTGTATTCTTTTCGTTTAGGCTGCCAGCCATTACATGACTCCTTTGACGGATTGTTCGTGGCCTTCATAGATCAGGGGTTGAGACATCATTTCGTTTTTCACTCTCTCGATATTAACGGCCATCTCACCAAATGAGTCGGCGCCGTGAGAAAATTCATCGTGCTTAGGGCCGCCGGGTTCACCGGTTGTCGCTGGTACGTTGCGCGAGTACCGCTTCAAGCACTCCATCAGTCTACCACCACCGCGGACAATCTCTAACGTCTCGCCCATTCTATGCGAGTATGCAGGGGTATTATCCATGAATACGCGAGAAAACATACTCCTTGAGCGGACGATCCTATTCTCCGCGGCGCCAGAGATCTGCCGGCCGTTGATCACCTTGCGTCTACCGAGGCTCTTCAGGATCTGCTTGTCTGACATACCGGTCTGTCTGGACGTGGTGTTGCCGTCCCATGGCAGGATGTCGGTACCGTATGCGTATGGCAGGGAGTCAAGGAACTTCACCCAGTCTGACAGCTTCATAAACGAGGCTTCAGCATAGTCGATTATCATCACCTCATTCCTGAGCTTCTGGAAGAATACAATTGAGTTCTGATCGTTCCAGCCCATATCCCAACAGGTATGCACGGGCAGAGACGGATCGTAAGGGACCGGGCGGTAGCGTTTATGGCGTACTGTCGAGGCAACCTCGTTGGCATAGATCGCACCGGCCAGCGTTGTTCGGGGCTTACCCAACCAGATGTGGTTATAGGTTTCAGTGTCTAGTGTTTCGAATGCGTGCTGGCGTTCCATCTCAAGCGTTCCCGGGAACCATGGATTGTCCGGGTAGTTGATGTGGATATGAATAGATTTTGGCGGCGTGTTCTCAATGAATCGGATGTAGGCGTCGTCGGTATCGAGTTCGGGGTTCATGGATACCCAGATCTGCGAGCCCTCCTTTCGAATGGTGGGGATCAGTATCTCCCACGATGGACGCTTAACGCTCTGAGCTTCTTCCACCCAACATATATCGATCGACTCATAGGATTTGATGTTGGTGGCGTTCATGGTCTGCAGGCCAGCGAAAACAATCAGTCCGCCGTTTGGTCCTATGATTCTATTGGCTTGGACGTCGAAGTATCGGTCCAGTTTCATCAGCGAGATCTGGTCCTTGAGCAGCTGGTATACGGATTGATCGATCGACTTTTGAATTTCCCGGGCGCACAGCACGCGAAGGCCGGGTCTCAGGATCATTAGAACCAGCAGGGCTCTGGCGATGCCCCATGACTTGGATCCCCCGCGACCGCCCTCGAGAATGACGTAGCGCCAGCAAGCGTCAAACAATGGTTGCAGTTTCTCCGGGAAATCTATGTCTTCAATGGGATGACCCAATGACCTCTCCTTTTAGCGCGGCGAAACGAGGAAGGCGAGAAAAGAGGGAACTCACCCACTGGAGGAGTACCCCGTCCCGCCGCTTCACCGATCTTATCAGGTAATTACCAGTCCTTCATGGTAAAGCATACCGCGAACTTTCGAGTCAGATCCCTGTCGCTCTGTCGCTCGATCATCTCAACCGATTTAGGATCTATCTTGAACCCTTTCCGGGAAAGGATGTCGACCTGCCTAGTGACGTGATTCTGGATCAGGCGCTCTTGCTTGCCGGGTACCCGCTTGCGGCGCCGGAGCACCATAGCGAGTTTGAATCTTCTGCTCATAGCGGCTTCAAAGACCCGGGATAACCACTGATCGTCATAACCGGGTTAAGGGGAGACGCGGAGATCGCTGTCACGAATCCCAGCAGGATCAGGTATCTCTCGTGCGGGTTATGCTGCGCGACAGGACCGTCTA